GATTAATTTATTTTAGCCCCAATCTTTTGACCATGATAAGTCAAATGGGGCGTTTAGTTTGATACTTATCATTGCGAGAAGATCAGGGGCGCTTTAAAATCCTTGACACTCGTGATAAGTAAAGTTGTTGTTTTGTTCAGTAATAGACATTACCGGATGGGTGCCGTTATGCACAATGACAACATGAAGGAATCTATACTACAATTACGAAAGTTGCGTAGCAAGCTTTGCAGTAACCAGAGTGATTGGAAGAAAGCTTATGAAGCGAGGGATTTTGTTGTTTCACAGTTACAAGTGCTTCATGAGATGATTTGTGATAAAAAAATTAAGAGACAAGAGCTTGAAGACAAATCTGCGTTTATCTTAGAAAAACTTTCTGTATTGCCCATCCCACAACCTGAGGAGAGCGACAATGCCTGAAGACAATGATGGCTGGAGTGAATATTCTCGATTGGTTCTGAAAGAACTAGAGACACTGGCAGCCACTATCACAGCGTTAAATTCCGAAATTCAAGCCCTTAAGCAAGAAATTGCACAGATGAGAGCCCGAGAAGATCGTGTAGATGATCTAAAGGCATGGAAAGAGAAGGTAGACGAAGTTATCTCCCCAACACAGCTAAAAGAGCTCATAGATGAGGTTCAGGTTCTTAAAGGTTTTAAGACAAAAGCAGTGACTGTGTTTGCCGTTGTCCAGTTTGGAATGGCAGCGTCAATGTGGTTGTTAAAGATATTTGCTTAATTGCTCCGTTAGTTTGAGACGCATATTTAGTATGGACTAGCTGAATCGGGAGCATCAAAGCATGAGTACATTCGCAAACACCCTTACCCCGACACCATTTGGGTTCTTTGATCAAGAGACTTCTTTTCAGACTGAAGCGGACTCTATGGTCACATTTATCAAGCGAAAGTTAGGCGACGACATATTGTCGGTTGAATTAACCAAAAAACAAATTTGGTCATGCTTTGAGGAGTCATTCTTAGAATATGGGTCAATTATAAATCAGTATCAAGCGAAGTCACAATTAGCAAATCTTCTGGGTGCTGCGACAGGATCTCTCTTGTCAGGGAGTGAGCAGAAATTTCCACGAGAAAATCTAGAGTTTATGCTCCGCAGAGGTGAACCCTATTCTATGGAGGCAGGACTTGGAGGGTCGTACAACTCTGTGTCAGGATCTATCTCTTTAGCCAGGGGTGTTCAGGATTATGACATATACAGCGATCTAAAGGATTCAGCTGGAAACCTCATCTTCTCCAGCAGTGACAACACACCCAGAACTAAGATGAGGATCATGGAGGTGATGCACTACTCTCCACAAGCCGCATACAGATTTTTTGACACAACTTCAGCAATAAACTACCTCAACAACGAATTCAGCTTTGAGTCATTCACTCCAGAGACTGTATTCTATGTGTTGCCTGTTTTTGAAGATATCCTTCGAGCCGGTCAGTTATCTTTGTCATCTCGTGTAAGAAGATCGAATTACTCTTATAAGATCGTCGGGACAAAAATTAGAATATATCCGAAGCCCACCAGCGCGAACCCTAAAAGCTTGTGGTTAAGGGTAGCCTTCTCTCCTGACCCTATGAACCCGGCCTACCAAGATGACAGTATATACGGTGTAAGCAATCTTTCCAATGTCCCCTACGGCAACCTCATGTACTCTAGGATTAATTCTATAGGCAGGCAGTGGGTTAGACAATACACTCTAGCCTTGTCCAAAGAATTACTAGGCCTAGTCAGATCTAAATTCGGATCTATTCCAATCCCTGGCGGAGAGCTTTCTCTAAATGGTAGTGATTTGGCCACTTCTGCACAGTCAGAGCAGGAAACCTTACAGACACAGTTAAGAGAGATGTTAGAAGAGCTAACATATTCTAAGATGCTTGAGGATGAAGCAGCTGCTGCAGATAATCTTCAAAGAATTCTTTCAAATATTCCGATTCCTAACGGACAGGCAATCACAATGGGCTAGGAGTAAAGCATGGCCAGACTATTTATAACTCCTAGAGAAATTGATTTTATCTCTGATCTCACTAAGGAGATAACAAAAGACGTAATAGGTCAGAGGATCTATTACTATAGAGTTAGGGAAGACCTGACCCAGATTCATGACATCTATGAGGAAGCAATTGACAAGATATTCGATCGTCCAGTAGAAATAGAAGCAATGATCGAGTGGGAACCTGCAGAATTTAGGACAAATAGATTCGGCGGTGAGGAATATTCTACCATATCTGCTTACATTCATGCACGAGATATGCTTGATAGAGAGATCAAACTAAGAGACGGAGATTATTTTAGCTATGGAACAGTATTCTTTGAAGTGACTTCCGTCTTAGTTGATAAGCAGATATTTGGGCAGGTTGAGCACAAGACAGGTTATAAAATGACAGGCAAACAGGCTCGTCAAGGACAGATTGATGTCGTGCCTAATGGGCCGCTCGATGAGAAGTATACAGACGATAATGCTGTACAGAAGGAATTTGTCCAACAGCGAGGATTTGAAGAGAATAAATTGGGCAAGACAGGAGATAAGCGCCAGCTTCAGGAAGATGGAAAGCTTGAGGCACCAATATCAAAACCTGCAGAAGTTTCAGAGAGAGGTGATGCATCTGGAATTAACTCATCTTTCTATGCTGATAACTGCTGATAACCAACGGGTGACACTATGACTACAAGACTTGACCAACAGCCTAATAATCCAACCGATCGTCGAAGATCTGGATATGAAGGGAATGATATCCCCGGGGATATAAAGATTCCTCCGTGCACAATTGAGGATGTTGATAAGGCTGTTTTTAATCTTTTCAATAAGTCAATTCCTCTGCAGTATAAAAAGTCTGAAGAGGTAAAAAGAGTTCCTGTAATTTACGCGACAGGAGAAAGATTTGCGGTGCTTCGAAGAAAACAGCCGCTTAGAGACAAGAATAGTGCTTTGATTTTACCGCTAGTGTCTATAATGAGAACCGGTTTGTCACAGGAGGTGTCTCGAGGCATGGGTCCTGGCGAAGGAGCACCGATGACTATAAAGAGGCGGCTAAATGAAAGTGATCCTCTATATAAGCGACTGTTAAATAATCTAGGGCTTAAGCATCAGGATGATCTGGCAACATCCGCCCACAGAACAGGCCATGCTCCTGAAAAACCAGCTGGTGCCTACGTGACAGGATCAGATCCAGGCACAGTTGCATCTCGTCGAGCTGCTGTTGATTCTCCCAACCGGCGCTCCGGAAGAGTTCTCACACCAGATTTGGGATCTTCTATTGTAGAGATTATTGAGATTCCGCCTACAAAATTCTTCAATGCCACATATGACGTCACATTTTGGTCACAGTATACTCAGCAGATGAACGACATGATCATGGCGATGATGTCTGTGTATCAGGATAACCGCAGGAGAACTTTTAAGCTGGAGTCTGATAAGGGATATTGGTTTGTGGGCTATGTAGGCTCTGACCTATCTCCAGGAAACAACTACGATGACTTCACAGATAATGAGCGGATAGTAAGATATAACTTCGAGATTCAAGTAGCAGGATACGTGATAGCCCCTGAATATTCAGGCGCTCCAGCTGTCTTAAGAAGATATGTTTCTGCACCTGAGATATCATTTGATGTGACCTCATTTGGTGGAAGTTTAATAGGCACCCCAGTCAATGGACCTGCTAGCGTGGATCCCTCCGCGTATATTTTAAACGACCTTGCCACTAAAGATGATCCTTTGCCTGGCGCCGGCGTGGGCAGATCCGCAACTGCAGCCGCTAGCAATGCTATAGGCGATCCAACCTTAGGCGGCACATACGCAGGATCAGATTTAAGAGGTATGGGAAGCCGAGCCCCATCTGGGGAGACAACCATGGTGGGCGGACACACATCAGGTCCAAGTAGTGTAGATATTATCAGAATTACTCAAGATCCGTTTTCAGGTAAGGCTATAAGGTCCATAGTTAAAGTTAAGACAAGGAATCAAAGGCAGGGCGAGACGGTTTACTCCGCCGCGATTCCAGATAACCTCGGAGATTTCTCTCTAAATGACTAACTTACTAGTATGGAACTTTGGGGCTCATCTCGATACTTATCATAGAATGATTCGCGTCTAAGGAGATATATTCGATGGCCGAGCAGACATTTAAGTCACCTGGATTTTTTGAACAGGAAATTGATCTGTCCGCAAGACGGGCAGCACCTCTAGGGACACCTGCAGGTGTTCTTGGAACTGCAGAAAAGGGGCCGGCATTTGTGCCGGTCACTCTCGGTTCCTTTGCGGACTTTGAATCTAAGTTTGGAACTTTAAGTTCAAACCGATTCGGCCCTTACGCGGTGAGGGAATTCCTCAAGCATAAGAAGTCAATTACATATCTTAGAGTTTTAGGTGCTGGTGCAAACGCAACCACATCCGACATATCAACAACCCGAGCCAAGGGAACTGTGAAGAACGCAGGATTCTACGTGGGCGGAACTGCCACACTTTCCAAAGGAAGTGCAGGTGGACACCGCGGCGTGGTGCAGTTTCTCTGTGCTGAGCACTCTCTAAACTTTGCTCATGAGCAAGCAGGATTCCCGGTCTTTAGTGACAATGACTCGTTTTGCACGAAGTTTGGAAGCCGCGGCTCGGACGGAACTGTTAATCTAGTTCGCGCGGTGCTATTCACCACGACAGGATCTAGATTTGAGATCATCGACGGAAACCAGAGGTACACCGATGCAGGAGGACTAACAGGTCTAGTCGATGACACCGGCGGAATGGACGACTTGGCTGGAATCAAGGATCTTGGATTAGGTGATCCAAGGACAGCCACTGGTCCAGGCCACTTTAAGATGGTGCTATCTTGCTCTG